CGTAAGATTAATAAACCACAATTGGCAAATACAGTCAATGAAAGAGATTGTATTGTTGAAATTGAATTTTCTGTTAATAGTAGGGATTACTTAGTTCGTCGTGGAATTAAACCAAACGTTTTTGATATTGAAGTAAATGGCAATCCTCTTCATAGGGAGGCAGATGATCGCGCTAACCAACGCATTTTAGAAGAAAATATTCTCAAGGTAAACTATAAGTCTTTCACTCAGATTGTCATTTTGGGTAGTAGCACCTTTGTTCCTTTCATGCAGTTGACTACTGCAAACAGAAGAGAAGTTATTGAAGATCTTCTAGACATTCGTATTTTCTCTGCGATGAATAGTCTAATCAAAGAAAATATTAGAACAAAAAAAGATCAAATAAAGTCTTTAAGTTTGAAAAAAGATACTCTAAAAGATAAGATGAAGATGCAGCAAGACTTCATCGAAGAGTTGGAAAATCGTGGTAATGCCAATATCAATGCCAATAAAGAAAAGATTGCCAATTTGGATGAGGAAGTTGGTAATCATATGAAACTGAATAAAGAACTAGAAGGTAATATTCAAACACTTCAAGTAAATCTTGAAACGCTTCAGGGTTCTAGCGATAAGTTGGTAAAACTAAACAATCTCAAAGGTAAGATCTCTCAGAAAGTAACTACTATTACAAAAGAACACAAGTTCTTTAGTGAGAATACGGTATGCCCTACTTGTACTCAAAGTATTGAAGAAGAGTTCCGGTTAAATAGGATTGAAGACGTTCAAAATAAGGCAAAGGAACTTAAAGATGGTTATGAAGAACTTGAGAAAACAATAAAGTTCGAACAGGAGCGAGAGCGTCAATTTAATGCCCTATCCAAGGAGATTACAAAACTAACGCATGGCATTTCTCAAAACAATACTCGGATTTCCCTCAACCAGAGACAAATCAGAGATCTTGAAAATGAAATTCAAACTATTACCAGTAACCTACAAAACAGAAATACTGAACATGAGAAGTTAGAAGAGTTTCGAGAAAATCTCCAAAAGACAATAGAAGACCTCTCAGACAAAAAACAGGAAATCGTTCATTACGATTTTGCCTATTCCTTACTTAAGGATGATGGTGTAAAAACGAAGATTATTAAGAAGTATCTTCCGTTCATAAATCAGCAGGTCAATCGCTATCTTCAGATGATGGATTTTTATATTAACTTCCATCTTGATGAAGAGTTTAATGAAACTGTTAAATCTCCCATTCACGAATACTTTTCTTATAGTTCTTTCAGTGAGGGTGAGAAAATGAGAATTGATCTGGCACTACTCTTTACTTGGAGAGAAGTTGCCCGACTCAAAAACTCCGTGAATACTAACCTGCTGATTATGGATGAGGTATTTGATTCTTCCCTTGATGGTTTCGGCACCGATGAGTTTCTAAAGATCATTCGTTATGTCATTAAGGATGCTAATATCTTTGTCATCTCCCATAAGTCAGATCTGCATGACAAATTCGAAAGTGTCATACGGTTTGATAAAATAAAAGGTTTTTCCCGTATGGTGTCTTCACAGGCACAAAAAGAATGAACACTCCAAACTGGCAACACAATTCTGGCAAAAATCAAAAACGAAAACTAAAACCGCAAGCACTCCGACAAGCAAAGGCACGTCGCCAAGCACTCAAGAAGCGTCTCAATCAACGAGACGCTTCTTTTCTATAAATATTTAAAAAAGTATTTGTGAAAATGAAAGCACAAGAACTTCGCAATCTCCAAGAAGCATATATGGAAGTTGTTAAAAATCAACAGCAACTTGATGAAAAAGAAGATAGCCCTTATGAAAAAGCATCTGATGCAGCACTAGATGCAAGATATGGTTATGGTAGAGCAAAAGGAAATAAGCGTTCTTTTGGTAGAGCAGCAAATCGTTCTTCTGCTGCTGCTGCTCTTCGTGCAATTAGAAGAGGAGAAAGAAGCGGAAGTGGAACTTCAAGAGAAGCAGGTGCTGATGCTGTTCATAGAGGTTGGGCAAAAACAGCAAAAACAAGCACTGACCAAACTCCAGAAAAAAAGGCAAAGAGAGCAAAACTTGCAAATACTTCATACTCCAACCTTCCAGATGATGAAAAGGAAAAGGATAGAGTATCTTTTGATGCAGTAAGAGCAACTTATAATAGGAATAAAGAAACCAAAAAAGAAGAATATGATATTTACGACATTATTCTTTTACACCTTCTTGATGAAGGATATGCCGAAACACCAGAAGCAGCAGAGGCTATTATGGTGAATATGAGTGAAGAGTGGAGAGATAGTATTATTGGTTGAGACCAGTTACCAAACTGTCCACCAGGAGGTCGCAAGACCTCTTTTTTTTGTATGATACGTTCATACGCATCAAACCAATGTCTGTCAACTACGAAATCAAGTCTCAACTCGCCAAACTCCTTGCCACTGAGGATCTGGTAGTTGAACACAAGAAAGTAGAGACTGCTCAGTTCAATGTTCATACTCGTGTGTTGACTCTTCCTCTGTGGGAAAGAGCAAGTAGTGTTGTGTATGATATGCTTGTTGGTCACGAAGTTGGTCATGCGCTTTACACGCCTGATCGCGATTGGTTGAAAGAGGTTAAAATTCCTCCGCAGTTTGTTAATATTGTTGAAGACGTTCGTATTGAGAAGTTAATCAAACGTCGTTATATGGGTCTTTCTAAGACTTTTTATAAAGGTTATAAAGAACTGTCTGATAAAGACTTCTTTCAAATTGAGGATGAAGACGTTGATTCGATGAATCTTGGAGATCGTGCTAATCTCTACTTCAAGATTGGTAACTTTATTGATGTTTCCTTTACCGAAAAAGAGCAATCTATTATTGATCGGATTGCAAAGTGTGAAACTTTCGATGAAGTTCTTGTTTCTGCAGAAGAACTTTACAAATATTGTAAAGAAGAATTTTCCAATCGTGAAGAAGATCAAAATCAAGAAGAGGAATCTTCGGAAAATGGGCAAGGTAATTCGGCAGATTCAGATTTTGAATCAGAATCAGAAGATGGGCAACCGAGTAATCAACAATCAAAGTCTCAGATTGAAGATGATTCGTCTGATGATAGTGATGATGATTCTGGTGATTTAAAAGATGACGATATTGATGTGAAGACTGCCAATTCTCTTGAAGAAGCAATCAAAGAACTGGCTTCAAACAGTAGTAGTGAAAATGTATATTTGGAAATTCCTGAACTTGATATTGACAAGATTATTGTTACAAACCAAAGAGTTCATAATGATGCTCAGACCTTCTGGTTTAATTGGTTGAAAGATGTGCAACGAACCGAACAAGAAATCTTTGGTGAAGTTGACAAGAAGTTTGTTGAATTCAAACGTTCTGCTCAGAAAGAAGTCAACTATCTGGTGAAAGAGTTCGAGTGTCGCAAGGCAGCAGACTCGTATGCTCGCGCTACTACTGCCCGCACTGGAGTGCTTGACTGCACCAAACTTCATACCTACAAATACAACGAAGATCTCTTCAAGAAGGTAACTACTCTTGCTGATGGTAAGAATCACGGTCTGGTGTTTGTGCTTGACTGGTCTGGATCTATGTGTGATGTGATGATGGATACGGTAAAACAATTATTTAATTTGGTGTGGTTCTGTAAGAAAGTAAATATTCCTTTTGAAGTTTATGCATTTACTAATGAATATCCACTCTTTACTCATGATGAAGATGGAAAAGCAGTGATGAGGGAATTGGCATATAAAAAACGTGACGGAGTTATTAATGTTGGAGAGTGGTTTTCTTTGATGAACTTTTTCACTAGTAAAGTAAATAATCGAACTCTTGAAGAACAGATGAAAAATATATTTCGTGTTGCGGAGTCTTTCAGTCGATATAGTCGTAACTATTATCCATGCCCTCCTGGAATGTCACTCTCCGGCACTCCTCTTAATGAAACTATGATTGCATTGCATCAGATTCTACCCAAATTCAAAAATGAACACAAATTGCAGAAAATCCAGTGTGTCGTTTTAACTGATGGTGAAGGTTACGATCTAAAGCGACATGTTACTGTTGAGCGTCGTTGGGAAGATGAACCTTATATTGGATGTGTGTCTATTGATAAGAGGTGTATTCTTCGAGATCGTAAGACTGGAAATACTTACTCTCTTGACTGTGAATGGTATCAACAGACTGATATTCTGCTGCGTAATTTGAGAGACAAATTTACGGATATCAATTTTATTGGAATTCGTGTTGTTGAGTCTCGTGATGCTGGTAGTTTTATTCGTCGTTATTGTGGATATTATGGAGATTCATTTGATTCTGCAATGAAAGATTGGAGAAAAGAAAAAGCGTTCTCAATTAAAAACTCTGGTTACAACATATACTTTGGAATGTCTTCGAATATTCTTTCTAAAAATTCTGAGTTTGAAGTAAAAGAAGATGCTACCAAAATTCAAATTAAAACTGCATTTGTTAAGAGTTTAAAAACTAAAAAAATGAATAAAAAGATTCTTGGTGAGTTTGTGGAACTTATTGCTTAATAAATATTTTTATAATAATAGGTAAAAAAAATGTCTAAATTTGGAGATTTATTGAGGGGCAAAAAAACCGCACCAGCACCTGCTCCCGAACCTGTAGTAGAAGCACCTGCTGCCGAGGAAGAAGTTGTTGAACTTCTCCCATATGAAAGTGATGTTTCTCTTAATGAAATGTCAAAGGATGAACTTGAGGAGTATGGGAGAACCGTAGGTATTGAACTTGATAAAAGGCATTCTAGAAAAAGATTAGTTCAAGAACTCGAAGAATACTTGACCGATTCTTGAACTGGCACAGTGGGGGTCTTGCGACCCCCCTTTTTTCTTGTATAATAACTTCAGTTGAAAAACACAAACGACATCATGACCAT